TACAGAAAGAGAGGGGCAATAGCCCCTCTTTTTTTTGGCTATCTTTGTAGCATGAACGGGCTAATTAGAATACAGAGTGGGCGTGACCCTGACCTCTACATCCCCGTTGATTCTATCAAGGAGATAACGAGAACAGGGGCAGCACAAATCACTATTGTGACATACCCGGTATTGCTGAATAGGGCAGGTACTAATGATGCACCTGCTTATGTGCTTACAGAGACGGGTTCAGGTGCAGGCACTGCTGATGAGGATAACGTGCAAGCTCTAGTTGAGGCATGGACTTCTGTGCTTAGGGGTCAGCAATCTGTTGCCACCGTAAACTTTAGATTTCCTATTGACGGCTTTAGCAGGGCGATGTTTGTGTGGGCCTAAGCCAAAAGCCCTCTGCTTTTTAATTCCGTATCTTTGCCTAAAACGAGGCAATGATTAACTCAGTCAGACAATCTGTTCTGTCTGTGCTAAACAAGAATAACTACGGTTATCTCTCACCTGCTGACTTCAATCTATTTGCAAAGCAGGCACAGCTAGATATCTTCGAAAGTTATTTTTATCAGTACAACTATCAGATAAACAAGGAAAACGCCCGACAGTCAGGCACGGGTATTGCGGACTTGGCGAAGGGCATCGAGGAGTCGATGGACTTGTTTTCTGTGACTCGTGGACTCAACCTCGATACAACCGCAGCAGGGCAGTACCTGATGCCATCAGCAGCCACCACAGGTAGCGACTACTACCTTGTTAACAAGCTCCTTGTGTATAAGGGCATCGTGACTTCAGGTACGACCACAGGGTTTACGGGGCCGGGCAACAACATTTTGACTGATAGTGGAGCTACTTTTTCGTCAGACACTATTGTAGCCGGAGATATTGTAGGAGTGGAGACAGCGACGCAGGGCGTTCAGTACGTGACCGTGGTATCTGTTAATTCGAACACACAGATTACTGTTACAGGAACTGTCCTTAGCGCAGCAGGTTTCCCCTACACCATCTTCAGCGCAAACACTCAACAGAACGAGGCAGAAAAGGTGACGCATAGCAAGATTACTATGCTCAACAACTCCATCTACACTGCTCCTACACTTGAGTACCCTGCGTACACCTCTGAGGAGACTTCAGTTCAGGTCTTCCCAAGCACCAATATGACAGCGGGTCGGGTGATTGCTCAATACTTTAGGTATCCTAAAGACCCGAATTGGACGTATGTAACTCTTGGTGGAGGTGAGCCTGTGTTCAATCAAACAGCGAGTGACTTCCAAGACTTTGAAGTGCCGCTTGATGAGGAGAACAATCTCACTATGAAGATTCTTCAGTACGCAGGTATTACGATTAGAGAGCCTGAAGTCTTTGGCTTTGCTACGGGTGAAGAAACCAAGGAGCAACAAAAAGAAGGATAATGGCGTACATCAATCAGTTTCAGTATTACGAGAACGGGGGAGCAAATCCTGAAGGAGCCAATTGGGGTTCCTATCAGTACGTTTCCCTGTACGATATTGTCAACAACTTCATGTTGATGTACTCAGGCAACCACAGCCTTGTCAACAACGAAGAGAGATACAAGGTTCTGTTTCATGCCAAGCGTGCCATTCAGGAGCTTAACTACGATGCCTTCAAGGAGCTGAAGGTTTTGCAGCTTACCATCACAGACCAATACAGGTTTATCCTGCCATCTGACTTTGTGAATTGGGTTCGCATCTCCATGTACAAGAATGGATACCTGTACCCGCTGACCGAAAACATTCAGGTCAACTACGCCAAGTCATACCTGCAGGACAACAACGAACGCATCTTGTTTGATGTGGACGGCAATGCTCTGTCTCCTGAGTTCTCAGAGATTGACTACCAACGCATCACGGGAGGTAAGAAAAGCATCTACCTCAATACGGGTCACCCCTTCGATGGTTTCGAGGGATACTTCGTAGGAGGCCATTGGTACTTTGAGACTCCTTTCGGTGGGGCGTGGTATGCGCTCAACACGGAGACGGCGAATGCCAATCCGACCTTTGCCATTGACCGAGCATCAGGCGTAATCAACTTCAGCTCTAACATCGGAACGGGAGCATCTGTGGTTCTTGAGTACGTGTCAGACGGCATGGAGAATGGGGACGACAGCAAGGTTCACATCAACAAGCTCTTTGAAGACTTTGTTTACGCATACATCGAGTACGCCATCTTGAACAGCAAGTTGGGTGTGCAGGAGTATGTGGTCAACAGAGCACGCAAAAGAAAGGGTGCGCTGTTGCGCAACGCTAAAATCAGAATCAGTAATATCCATCCCGGCAGATTGTTGATGAACCTCCGTGGAATGGATAAGTGGATTAAGTAATGGCAAAGGACTTAAGGACGTTTACCAAGGGTAAGATGAACAAGGAACTTGACGAACGTCTTGTTCCCGATGGCGAGTACACTGATGCGTTGAATATCCGAGTCGGGTCTACCGAGGAAGATGAGATGGGTGTCATTGAAACTACCCTTGGCAATACGCAGCTCACCACCCTTCAAGTCCAAAACACACCCCTGAGCACATCGGCTCGATGCATCGGTGCGCTTGAGGACGGCTCAACAGAGACTCTCTATTGGTTCGTGCATGACCCTGCTTTTGCAGCATCAAGCAATACGGGCAAGCTCGACCTTATTGTCTCGTTCAACACGAGCACTCAGGTTACCACATACCATGTCATCAGCATGGATGACGGTGGTGGTGTCAAAACCACGTTGAACTTCAGCCCTAAATATCTTATTACGGGGGTTAGCTTGATTGATGACCTTCTGTTCTTTACAGACGATTACAACCCACCAAGGCGCATCAATGTTACGCGCACTTACGGTGAGCCAACAAGTGGTGATGTAGACACCATCACACCTGACGAGCTTCTCGTCATCAAGAGAGCACCTGTTACATCGCCTTTGGTGAACTCTAGCTTTAACAGCAACATCTCTTCTACGTTCATGGAGGAGAGGTTTATCTGCTTTGCTTACAGGTGGAGATATGACGACAACGAATACTCGGCTACGTCGCAGTTTTCTACGCCTGTCTTTACGCCCAAATCTTTTGACTTTACGCCCAAGAGCTACCTCAATGAGGGGTTCGTTAACAAGCACAACAACGCTACCATTACATACAACACAGGTGGCAGCCTTGTTAAGGGCATTGACATCCTGTTTAAGGAGGCCAATGACAGCACCATTAAGGTCATCGAGAAGCTCGACAAAGCGAAGCTCGGCCTGCCTGACAACAACGACCTGACGTTCAACTTCAGCGACAGCAAAATCTTTACGATTCTGCCGAACTCTGAGATTCTAAGGTTGTACGACAACGTACCCCTGTTGGCTCAGGCGCAAACGCTTATGGGCAACAGGCTTATGTACGGCAACTATCTTGAGGGCTATGACCTTATAGATAGCAGCGGCAACTCTACGCAGCTCAACTACATCTGTACGCTGAAGGAAAGCACCCTGTCTCAAGAAAACCTGCCTCCTGCCAACGTTAGTGGGGGCGCAGTTACATACACCCTTCCACAAAGCGTGACGGGTGGTTCGTCTCAAACCGTGACTGATGCCGGGCAGATTATTGACCTTACCCCTTTCTGTGTTGATGGTCAGGGCAACAGCAGGCTTACGGCGGGCAGCGTCATGGAGTTTGAGTTTCAGATTTACGTAGAGTCAGGTTCTCCACAAGAGGTGGGGCCGGGGCCATTTCCTTCGCAAGTGCCTCCCGGCACAAGCGGTTCGCCCCAAACTATTACTGCTACTTTTATTCTGAACGCCAACTATAACACATTGGCTGATTGGATGGGCAGTGCCAACTTCCAAAATCAGGTTGGTACTTTGACCAACATTTTGCCCGTTTACGACGGGGGCGGTGCATCAACATCATGTGATGGAGGAACACTTACAGACAGCTATAACTGCGGTAGAGAGCAGCAGTTGGGTTCATTTACATTGGTAACTACAGGCATCACCTCAGCTACCACCATCGCTCAACCTGAGCCTGTCTCATTTGCTCAAACTGCGGGCAATAACTGCCAAGTGGTATTTCCCGGTCTGAGATACACAGACAATCCTGCTTCGCCCGCAAGCGACTCTTTCTTTTTCTACCGATTTGATACCGCTGCAACAAAGGTGACCTTCTTTCCTGCAGGGACAGCAGAAAGCCTTCACAGCAACCGAGGCTATGAGGTGGGCATCATGTACATGGACGAGTACAACAGGTCTACTACGGCCCTTGTAAGCAACAACAACGCTGTTCACGTTCCATGCTCTGCAAGCGATACCAAGAATCAGATTAGGGTAGAGATTCCTACGAGCCAAAAACCTCCCGCGTGGGCTACTAGGTATAAGTTTGGCATCAAGCCCGACGAAGCAGGGTACAATACCATCTACTCGAACACTTTCTTTCTTGACTCAACTCAAAACAGGGCTTACATCTTGCTTCAAGGCGAGAACCCTCGTAAGGTGGAAGAGGGTGACAGGCTTATTGTCAAGGCCGACACAAGCGGCCCTGTCAATGAGTGCCTGTATGTTACTGTCCTTGAGAAGAAGGTCATGCAGGCCGACGAGCTTCCGGGCAACGATGGCGTGACGGGAACCTATATGGTTATCAGCACTGACGGTCTTGCACTCAACGCATCACCGGGGTCTTTGAAGGACACGGGCATGGTGGAGGCCAAGGCGGAGGACTTCTTTAACATTGGTACTGATAGAGCACCATACATCTTGTTGCCTCTCAACGACCCTATGGGCAACCCTTCGGGTGGTAACTCAGGGCCGGGTTCGGATTACAATGTGCCTGCAGGCTCTATTGTAACCATCAAGCTACAGGGTGATAGGATTGGTACGGGTAATGTCTGTGAGGAAAGAAGAATCGACATTGACGACCTGCAGTTTACTGTTACGCAGAACTACAGCAGCCTTGCTGATTGGTTCGCAGGCGATGATATTATTACCGCCCTCATCAATGAGGACTTCTATACAGGAGGCGGAGGTGTTGGTCTTGTAAAGAACGCAGGGTCAGCCTCACCATCTTCACCTAACGACCCCTCAACTATTTCAGGTTCAGGTTCAGCCAACTTTGACACGGGTAACGGCAAGGACGACATGCGCGTTCCGAACGACCTTGATACCATTGGCATCCCTTCGGGCTTGGCTCAGAGCGAGTTCGGTGCTTGCGTGCTAACGTACCCAAGCGGAAGAAAGTATCTCGGTTTCCGTGGCACGATATGCTGCGGCAGCAACAACAATAAGACTTCACGCCTCAAAGGTCGTATCACGGTGCGTCGAGCAATTGACCTGTTGGTTTTCGAGACGTTGCCTGCTGATGCACAGCCTGACATCTTCTTTGAGTCCTCAGTGTCTTACCCTATCACCAATGGATTCCACGAGGGCAATGTTCAAGACCAAACGTCTACGCAGTCGGCCATTGTGGATACAGCATTTTACAACTGCTACACCTATGGTAATGGCGTAGAAAGCTACAAGGTGCGCGACTCTATTGTGGGTAAGGACTTTAACCTTGGCAACAGGGTGACAGCTACGCAGGGTCAGGACTACAAGCAGGTTAGACGATACGCTGACATTACGTATAGCGGTGTCTACAACCAAGAGAGCAACGTCAATAAGACCAATGAGTTCAACCTTGGCCTTTTGAACTTCAAGCCTCTTGAGCAGCGGTTCGGTTACGTCAGAAAGATGGCGGGTCGCGAAACCGATGTGCTTGTCTTGCAAGAGGATAAGATTTCTTATGTCCTCGCAGGCAAGAACTTGCTGTCCGATGCTGTGGGCGGAGGTGATGTCACGTCTATCCCTGAAGTTCTCGGAACGCAAATTGCTCGTACCGAAGAGTACGGTATCTCCAACAATCCTGAGAGCTACGCAGAGTACGGGTATGACAAGTTCTTTACCGATGCCAAGCGCGGTGTTGTCATTCAGCTCCGTGGCTCAGGTGCGCAGAACGAACAGCTCAACGTCATCTCTGACCAAGGGATGAGCACATGGTTTAGGGAACTGTTCCAAGTGTCTTTCAACAAACAGAAGCTCGGAGCCTACGACCCTTACGCGGGTGAGTACGTCTTGAGTTCCAACCTCGCGAATCTGCCTTCAGAAAAGAAGGAGCTTCCTTGCGGTACATCACAAACATTCAACGTGGATAGCGGTGCAACTGCTACTGCGACCTACGACCTTGGTACTACCACGGGAGACGTTGTTATCACCTATCAGTTTGTAGGCACGGGCAACTTTAATGACCTGAGATTTCAGTACGACGGTGTTACCTATAATACAACAGCACAGTCTTCTCCGACTATTGGTACGCTTACTGTTCCCAAGCCCAACCCCACTCCTACGACAGGCATTTTGACTGTCGGTGGCGCGGGGTCTAACGGCACGGTGCTGATTACGGTCAAGTGCCCTGACGCAGAGACCCTCAACGTTATTCAGGTATGCTTGACAAGCGCGTCTGATGCAGGTGAACTCATCCACAACGAGTTCTCCTTTGGACAGGGTACGTACACGTCGCCCACATCTTCCACGCAGGTTACGTTCAGCAACTCAGGTATCGCGCCTGTGGTTAGTCAGTACGACATCTTTACAGGTCTTAAGGGCAGTGGATTTATTCCAAGCGGAGGGTCTACTGTTACCGTGGCCGGAAACAGGTTCGGCTCAGACACTTATGTGACGCAGCCGGGAACACAGTTTTCGTACTTGAGAACCAATGTTAGCTATGCCAATACGCAAGCAGGCATCAACAGTCTCCTTGCGGCTATTGCAAGCCCACCTGCAGGTTTCGGTGGTTTGATTCCAACATCAGGCATCGGCTTACCGTACACCTTCGGTAGCTTTACCAACCTTGCGTCATCGACAAGAGACAATCTGTACCTCGTTTACGACTACCGTCAGGCATCGGGTGCGACAAATCTCTGCTACGACGGTAGCAAGCCTGAACTTGCGTGCTGCTGCAGAACAGTGGTAACCGTTTATCTTGATGCGCCTGACCTTGCGGGAGCAACCACCATCTACACCGATGCTGCGCTTACTACGCCCGCACCTACAGGGTACTACTCTGATGCTAATGCGGGTGGCATTGGTATCTACAGGTTCCAAACAACATCAGGCTCTACTGCTACTCTATCACCACCTTCGACGTGTGCTGCTTGCACGCCCGGCTGTGGAAGAAACCCTGTATCAGGTCTGTTCTCTAAGGAAGCATACGGTGTGTGGGATTGCCTTGTGGGTGCTGCTCAGGGAGCTATAGTTATTTCGTTCCCTGCGCCTAGTAGCCCTGTGGGTATTAGAGCGACATACGACGGGACTGTTACCAACCTGCTTTCGGCAGCGGTGACGGGACAACGTCAGGCAGTAGGAAGCGGGGACTTTACTATCGTAGGCCAAACCGCTTCGACATGCCCACAAGTTCCCGGTGTAGTCAACGCTGACAACTTTGTAGCAAACGGAAACAGTTGGGTTTCGTCTAGTGGGTCTACGTCTTTCACCATACCTGCAAACGCGATGCAGGTTTCGCCTAACATCGGCAATATGGTTATGGTGATTAACAAGCCTAACACTTCACCAAATAATGTCAAGTTAGAGATGCTTGCTCCATGTGGTGGAGGCACAACGCTTGAGGCGACGATTGAATGTCCCCAAAGAATAACAGGAATCAGTATTGGACGTAGGTCACCCGACCAAGCCTCAGCATGCGGAGGAGTGCTTATCAACGTTGGGTACTTCGTTCACACCGACGGTTCAGTTGGCGGTGACCCTCAACTGCACAGCTTTGCTTTTGGTGATGACGAAGCCGCAGGGGTTCTTGCGCAAGGATTTTATGCCTACGATGACGGAACAACTAACGGTGGATTCTTTACTGTTGGGGTGAATGGTATTGTAACACAAGTAGGAACATGCCCGTAATCGTGTCCTTGAAGACACACCAAAAGAACAGATATGCCTGTACCATTAGCTAATTACACCCTGACATACGACACGGACGGACGCATCCAAGGATGGCCTTCGTTCTACAGCTACGTGCCCGACTATATGGTGGGCATGAACAGCCACTTTTATACGTTCTCAGGCGGTAATTTGTACAGGCACAGCACCAACACGGAGAGGAACAACTTCTACGGTACGGTTTACAACAGCACGGTAACTACACCGTTCAACTCACAGCCGCTTGACAACAAGCTGTACAAGACCTTGGCTTTGCAGGGTGCTGAAAGATGGGCCGCACAGATGGTTACTGACATTCAGACCTCATTCGCTATGCCCGCTGATTACTTCGAGGTCAAGGAGCAGACGTTCTTTGCCTTCGTCAGAAACCAAGACGCAGACGTCAACTTCAGGCTCCGTTCAGCGCAGGGTATTGGCGCATGTAGCACTATAAACTTAACCGACCCCGCAGCCGTAGTGGTAAACTTCCAACAAGAAGTAAGCCTTAGCGGTATCAATGGAACGCCTACAACTCCCGGAAACGTGGGCGATATGCTGTATCAGGGAGGGTCTACACCGATATTGATAGGACAGATTACTGCAGTCAACGTAAATGCGCAGGCAGGTATCAACCAACTTGTTGTTGACACCACTGTTACGGGGGGTAGTTTACCCGCTCCAAATACATATTGTTTGTTTGCTCGCAACCAAATTGCTGAGTCGCACGGGGTGTTGGGTCACTATGCACTTACCACCCTTACGCACCCCGGAAGGACACAGGGTGAGCTGTTCGCTGT